GCGGCATGGTCACGACGACAAGCGGACCCGGCGGGAACGGCGGGTCTGGTGTGGTCGTTATTGCCTACCCGTCCACGTTCCCTGCCATCACTACCATCGGCGGCGGCTTGACCTACTCCGTGTCTACCGTCAGCAGGCCTGGATATCGGGTCTACACATTCACCGCCGGCAGCGACAGCATCACGTTCTGATCATGGCGCATTACGCATTCCTCGACTCCGACAACATCGTCACCGAGGTCATCGTCGGCAAGGATGATGGCGAAGCAGGCGCTGACTGGGAGCAGCGGTATGGCGCTTTCCGTGGTCAGGCATGCAAGCAGACGAGCTACAACACCCGAGGCGGCGTCTACTATGGTCAATTCGGTGGCGCACCGTTTCGCAAGAACTACGCCGGAATCGGCTTCACTTACGACGCAAAACGCGATGCGTTCATCCCACCCAAGCCTTACCCATCCTGGGTGCTGAACGAAAGCACATGCTTGTGGAGTGCTCCCGTTCCGCGCCCTAGTGGCGGCAAGCCATACACATGGGATGAGGTTGTGCAAACCTGGGTCGAGGTGATCTGATGGCAAAAACGCCAGCTTGGCAGCGCAAGGAGGGCAAAGACCCGAAGGGCGGCCTCAACGCCAAGGGTCGCGCGTCGGCCAAGGCGCAGGGCATGAACCTGAAGCCGCCCACGCCGAACCCCAAGAACGAGAAGGACGCCGCACGCCGGAAGTCGTTCTGCGCGCGGATGGGCGGCATGCCGGGTCCGATGAAGGATGAGAAGGGCAAGCCCACACGCAAAGCGCTGGCCCTCAAAGCCTGGAACTGCTGATGGCCGCCATCCCAATCGTCGCCGGCATCTACTCGGACAACGGGCCGGACATCCGCACCGCGTTCCCGGTAAACATGATGCCCGTCCCGAAGGGCTCAGGCGTGAGCCAGGAGTACCTGCGCCCTCATGATGGCGTGGTGCAACTTGCAGCCGGCGCTCCAGGCGCAGACCGGGGAGGCATCGAGTGGAACGGCGTCTGCTACCGGATCATGGGCACCAAGCTCGTCACGGTGTCTGCTGTGGGTTCAATCACAGTGCTGGGGGACGTGGGCGGGACGGGATACGTCACGTTCGATTATTCCTTCGACCGGCTGGCGATTGCCAGCGGCGGCAACCTGTTCTACTGGAACGGGTCAACGCTCACGCAGGTTACCGACCCCGACCTCGGCACGGCGCTCGACGTCGTGTGGGTGGACGGGTACTTCATGACGACAGACGGCCAGTTCCTCGTCGTCACGGACCTGAGCAACCCGCTCAACGTCAACCCGCTCAAGTACGGGTCGTCTGAAATCAGCCCAGACCCGGTGGTGGCGCTGATCAAGCTGCGCAACGAGATTTACGCAGTCAACCGCAACACCATCGAGGTGTTTGACAACATCGGCGGCGAACTCTTTCCGTTCCAGCGCGTTGAGGGTGCGCAGATCATGCGTGGCGCAGTTGGTACGCACGCCTGCTGCGCCTTCGGGGATGAGGGCATCGCGTTCCTCGGCAACGGTCGCAACGAGTCGCCCAGCATCTACCTCGGCGGCAACGCCAGTAGCGTTCCGCTGGCCACGCAGGACGTCGATCTGCTGCTGCAGACCTACACCGAGGCGCAGCTGGCGACGGTCAAGCTGGAGGCCCGCATCGACCGGGCGCACAAGTTGCTGTACGTCCATTTGCCCGACCGCACGCTGGTCTACGACCACGCGGCCAGCCAGGCGCTGCAGATGCGCATTTGGTACACGCTGACTGCCGGCGTTGCGGGCTTCCAGCAGTACCCGGCGCAGAACTTGGTTTGGTGCTACGACCGCTGGCAGGTCGGTCACCCGAGCGAGCCGCGCGTCGGGTTCCTTGACCGCACCACAAGCTACCAGTGGGGCCAGAAAGCCCGCTGGGAGTTCGTCACGCCCATCGTCTACAACGAGTCCAAGGGCGCGATCTTCCACGAACTTGAACTCGTGGCGCTGCCGGGGCGCGTGACCATCGGCACGAATCCGACCATTTCGACCTCGTACTCGACCGATGGCATGTCGTGGAGCCAAGATCGCTTCATCGGTGCCGGCAACACAGGAGACACGAGAAAGCGCCTCGTCTGGTTCCAGCAGGGCCATATGGAGTCGATCCGCATGCAGCGCTTCAGGGGCGACTCGGACGCGCATGTCTCGTTCCTGCGGCTTGAGGCGCGGCTTGAGGCGCTGAACGTCTGATGGCCGCCGCCCAGACTCCACCGCTGCGCCTGACGCGCGATCAACTTGCCTCGTTCCTGCAGGATCAGAAGCAGATCAAGGCGTTCGAGAATCTGTTCGCCATTGTCGAGGCTATTGCGCCCGACCTCGTGCAACAGGTGCTGATCGCGGCCGGAACCGCGCAGGCGTCTGCTACGCAGGCTCAGGATCAGGTGCAGGCGGCAGAGCAAGCGCTCGCCGCATCGCAGGCCGCGACGGATGCCAAGGTGTCGCTGGCGCTGCAGCAGATACCGGACGTCGAGCAGGCGCTCGCAACCATGCTCGCGGCGTGCGATGCCAAGGCCACGCTGGCGCTGCAGCAGGTGCTCGCGCTTAAGCACATCGCGGATCTGGTGGAGACGATGCCTCCGCACCGCGAGTTCAAGCGCAGTCGCTACGGGTCGTTTTACAGCACCGCCACGCAGACGGCTACGGCTGTCAACACGGCCAAGGAAATCACGTTCAACACGACGGATCTATCGCGCGGGGTGACGATTGGCTCACCGACATCGCGCATCGTGGTGGACACCGAGGGCATTTACAATTTTCAGACCAGCATCCAGCTTGACTCCACCGTCTCGACAGACCAGGAGTTCTACCTCTGGTTCAGGAAAAACGGGTTTGACGTCGCAAACTCTGCCAGCCAGGTGCGCGTCAAGGGAAACAATGCCGAAGTGTTCCTATCGCTGAATTTCTTCTTCGACCTCAAGGCCGGCGATTACATCGAACTCGTGTTCAGCGTGACTGACCTCGGCGTGCAACTGTTGGCCGCAGCCGCAACTGCGCCTGTGCCTGGAATCCCGTCCATCATTTTGACCGTCGCTAACAACATTGGGGGCATCGACTCATGACCGTCACCGTTACCGTCCTCGTGCCTCCAAAACAGCTGGAGGCTGTGCAGACCACGCAGTACACCGCAACGAGCGTGCGGGCCATCATCGACAAGGCCACCGTGACGAACACGGACACGGTGGCGCGCACGTTCTCGGTGAACATCGTCACGAGCGGCGGGTCGGCCGGCGCGTCGAACATCGTCATTGACGCGCGCACCGTGCAGCCTGACGAAACATATCTATGCCCCGAACTCGTGGGCCATGTGCTTGCGCCGGGTGGGTTCATTTCGACCATTGCCTCGGCGGCCACGGCGCTCACGCTGCGGGTGTCGGGCAGGGAGATCACCTGATGAAGTTCATCGCCATCCCCAAGGACTTTGATGGCCTACCCGTCGAAGAGCCGTTCATCACGGCGGCGCAGAACCGCAAGAACACCCAGAGCGTCATCGACAACTGGATGCTCGGGCCGGAGAAGCCGTCCAACGAGCGCGGTGCAAACAAGCCGTACTGGATGGCGCTCGGAAAGGCCATGCAGGTGCCGGAAGCCGAGGCGCGTCGTCGGCGGTGCTCAAACTGCGAGTACTACAACAACACCCCCGACATGCAGGCCAAGATGGACGCGATTCCTTGGAACCAATGGGACGTTGCAGCTGGGTTCCGTGGCTACTGCACCAAGTTCGACTTCATCTGCCATGACCTACGCTCCTGCCAGGCGTGGGAGGAACGCGAGTTTGACGAAGAGGACTGATGCGGTATGATGGCATCCGCTGAGTCTGTCGGCCGCCAGCAGCCACCGGGAGGTGCCATGCTGCGTGAGAATTTCGAGCAAATGTTTCGGCTCCCGCCCCCGGCGGTTGAGTGGCTGCTCGCGCTGTACGACTGCATCCAGGTGCTCGACGACGTTGCCGATGGCGACAAGGTGGAGCGCGATAGTCTGGACGCGGCGATCTGGAATCTGCTCTTCGCGCTGCCGGCGTCGCCGTTCTTCCAGCAGCACAGCGCCGTCCTGTTACCGTTGCTCTCGCAGGCCATCCTGAAGTGGCAGGCGTCTGACGCCGCCGAGCGTGCCGGCCAGCCGTCCGCGATGGCGTTCGCGTGGCGTGCCGGGTACTACGACATTGTGCTGTCGGTGGTGTGCCTGTGCCACGGCGCTGCGGCTGCGGTGAAGGCTGCGCCGTTCGTCATGGCGCTGTATGGCGAGAAGTTTGACGCCTACCTGAACGAATTCGAAGGAGGCAGCGATGCCTGATCCAGTAACCGGAATCGTGGCCGGGTCAAGCGTACTCGGCGGCGCCATGCAGTCCCGCGCGGCGGGCAAAGCCGCAGGCCAGCAAGCCGACGCCGCACAGGCCGGCATTGAGGAGCAGCGCCGTCAGTTTGACGAGATGCGAAAACTGTTGGAGCCCTACGTCCAGGCAGGCCAGCCCGCGCTGCAGGGCATGCAAGCGATGCTCGGGCTGCAGGGCACCGAGGCGCAGCAGCAGGCCATCGCGGGTGTTGAGCAGAGTCCCCTGCTCCAGGCCCTGACTCGTCAGGGTGAGGAGGCGATGCTGCAGAACGCATCGGCCACGGGCGGCCTGCGAGGTGGGAACCTGCAGGGCGCGCTGGCTCAGTTTCGGCCGCAGATGCTGCAACAGGCTCTTGACGAGCAGTACCAGCGCCTTGGTGGCCTGACCGCGCTCGGACAGCAGTCTGCGGCTGGCGTGGGTGCGGCTGGTATGCAGACGGGACGCGATGTCGCCGGGTTGCTCCAGCAGCAAGGCGCAGCCCGCGCTGGCGGCACGCTTGGCCGCGCGGCACCGTTTGCCAATCTGCTCCAGATGCCGATGCAGATGTACGGCATGGGTGTGGGCAGCGGCAAGATTCCGTTCCCGTCGTTTGGGGGTGCGCCGGGTGGTGGCGGCCCTGCGTTCTTCGGCTCTGCTAGCGGTGGTGGGGTGATGTGATGGCACTCGGCCCGATCAACTACCAGATGCAGGTTGCCACGCCGTTTGAGAGCGTGCTGCAGGGGATGACTGCTGGTGCGAAGCTGGCGGACATCGAGGCGGCGCGTATGCAGCGGGAGGCGCAGGCGCGTGCCCAGCAGCAAGCTGCGCAGCAGCAGCAGGCGATGCAGCAGGCGCTCGCGGGGCTGATGGCAAACCCGAATCCGACGTTCCGCGACTATCAGAACGTGGCCGTGCTGCTTCCGAAGGATCAGGCGGCGACACTGATGTCGGGGTGGGAGAAACTCAGCGCCGAGCAGAAGGGCAACGATCTGGCCTTCGGCGGTCAAGTGCTGTCTGCTGTGAACAAGAGCCCAGATGTGGCCGTCACCATGCTGCGCGAGCGGGCAACAGCAGAGCGCAACCGTGGGCGCGAGGATCAGGCAAAGGCATACGAGACTTGGGCCACGCTGGCAGAACGCGATCCAGACTCGGCCCGTGTGACTATCGGCACGCTGGTGGCACAGCTGCCAGGTGGCGAAAAGGTAATTGAGTCCGTCGGCAAGGTTCAGGAACAGCAGCGGCAAGCAGCGATGTTTGGTCCTGGGCTGGCGAAGGCTCGAGCCGATGCGGACAAGGCGGTTTCAGATGCCATCAAGGCCGGCGTCGATGCACAGTACGCCCCCGCGCTGGCCGTGGCTGGGCTTGGCAAGGCGCAGGCAGAGGCCATCAAGGCCGCATCGGATGCCAAGTTTGCCGACCAACTGAACCAGGCCGGCCTGACCGAGAAGACTTGGAACATCCGCGCCGCGCAGAACCAGATCAATGTGGCAACTGCCCGCCTTGGACTGGATCGCGAAAAGACGACCTCCGACATCGCGCTGACGCTTGCTCGCGTGGGTGAGATCGCCAACAGCCTGCCAGATCAGGCGAAGAAGGACATCAATACGGCTGCTGTGGCGGCTGGGACGGCGAAGCAGCAGGCGGTGCAGTTCAATTCGTTGGCTGATCGGCTGCAAGCGGCTGGCGGTGGCTATGGCGTTTTCTCGTCGGCCGCTGAGTGGGTAGCAAAGAACACCGGCCGACAGGACTACATGACCGAACTCCGTCAAGAGTTCACCCGCCTGCGCAACAGTGCCGCTGTGCAATCGCTGCCGCCCGGACCTGCCACAGACCGAGACATTGCGCTGGTGCTTGAAGGATTCCCGCCTGCGAACGCGGATTCGCGCACGATGGCGAGTTTCCTTCGCGGCATGGCCAAGCTGCAGGACATCAACAGCGCCGTCGAAAACGCCCGCGTGGACTGGCTGTCCAACAATCGCGGCTCTCTGGCACGCGCACGCAGCGGCTTCCAGGCTGGCGAGTTCACGGCCAATCCCGGCGAGACGTTCGTGGACCTCACGGCGCGCATCTCGCAGGACATCTCCAACCGCTATGCAGCTGGCGCGGGCGGTGCTCCTCGCCAGCCGGCACCGGCGATCCCTGGTGCGCCAGTTCAGCCTGGGCAGGTTCCGGCAGGCGGACCGCGTGCTCCCGCTCCTGCCTCGCCTTACACCGGCCTGTCCAATGACGAAATCCTGCGGCGGCTGGCGATGCCGCCCGGAGGGCGCTGATGGACTGGGAACTGCTCCTCGAAGCCGAGCGGCGCGGAATCCTGCCGCCTGACAGGGCCGCGCTGCTGGCCGAGGCGCGTCGGCGCGGACTCGTTCCACAGGCTGCTGGGGCTGCGCCTGCCGCGCCTGTTGTACCGGAGCAGCCTTACACCGCACCTCCCGCCGTTCGTCCCGTCGAGACAGGCCCAGCGCCTACGCTCGGGCAGCGCATCGTCGGGGTTGGAGAGGCCGCGCTCTCTGCGCTCACAGGTGCAACGGGTGGTGCGGCCGGCATGATCGGCGGCACCGTCGGCGGCCTCGCCGGGTCAATCCTGTCGGGCCAGTTCGGCACGCCAGAGGCTGCGCAGGAAGTCGAGCGCGCTGCGATTGAGCAGGCGCAACGGTTCACGTATCAGCCGCGCACGCGAGCGGGCCGCGAGGCCACCGAGGCGATGGGCGAGTTCGTCCAGCAGGTTGCGCCGCCTGTGCTGCCTCAGATCGCGGCACCTGGGATGGCGATGCAGGCCGTTGCGCAGCAGGCTCCGCTGGCGGCGGCTACGGCTGGGCGTGCCGTTGCGGCGGCGGCTCCCGCTGCTCGGGCCGTAATGCAGGCTCCTGTGCGTGCCGCTCGAGCAGCTGGCAGGGTCGTGGGGCTGCTGCCGCCTGACGAGGGGTCGCTTGCCGCTGGATCGCAGACCAGTGCGGCCATGCAGCGTGGGGCAATGGGGGCGTCTGGGGCTACGGTAGGCGCAGAGCGTCAGACCGTTGCCAGCATGATGCCCGTGCCGTTTGAGGGCCGCGCCGGCCTGACGGCTGGGCAGGCATCTCGAGATTTTGCGCAACTGCAGTTTGAGCGTGAGTCGGCGAAGTTGCCGGAACTCGGCGCGCCGCTGCGCGAGCGCATGGAAAACCAAACGGCGGTGATGATCCAGAACTTTGATGCTCTGGTTGATCTGCCTGGGCGTTTGAATGTGGAGCCTCGGGCCATCGGGCAGGCCGTGGATCGTGCGCTGGTAAACCGCGTCGAGGTGATGAGGAATCGTGTGCGCGAGGCGTATCAGGCTGCACGCGAAGCTGGCGCACTAGAGGCTCCGGTGGAAATGGCGCCGCTTGTCTCTGGGTTGGCTGCTGCGGAGCGGTTTGAAGGGCTGGTTAACACCATCGACCCGATTCGTCGGCAGGCTGTTCGACTCGGTGCGCTAGTGCCTGATGCTGATGGAAATCTTCGCCCCGGCACGATCACGCTTGACACGGCCGAACTCCTTCGCCAATTCATCAACGAAGCCACCGACTGGCAAGACCCGCGCAGCGCGATGGTCGGCCGCAACCTGAAGCAGTCAATCGACGCTGCGACAGAAGGCGCAGGCGGGCAGGCATACCAGAACGCGCGACGGACTCGCCAGCGGTTTGCGGAGGAGTTTGAGAACGTCGGTTTGACGTCAAAGCTGCTCGGCACCAAGCGTGGCACTGATGAGCGTCAGGTGGCCTTCGCAGACGTCTTCGACAAGATCATCATTTCCTCGCCCGTCGAGGAGATGAACAAGCTGCGCGGCACGCTGCTGCGTGCTGGCCCAGATGGTCGGCAGGCGTGGAGCGACCTCAAGGGTGCAGGCATCCAGTACATCAAGGACACAGCATTTTCGCCTTCGCAGCGTGATTCGGCAGGAAATCCCCTGTTCTCTCCCAACGCGATGGCTAAGGTCGTGCGTTCGATGGATCAAGATGGAAAACTCGAGGCGCTGTACGGAAAGCGGCAGGCCCAAGTGCTGCGCGACCTGTCCGAACTCGGGAATATGATGTTCACTGCCCCGCCTGGAGCGGTTAACCACAGCAATACGGCCAGCGCACTGCGCATCGTCTTGGACTCCATTGCTACCGGTGCGGCGACCGGGATCCCAGCACCTGCCGTTACTGCGCTGCGCGAAGCCTCACGCTACGTCCGCGACCGCAAGACCCGCGCCCGCATCGATGCCGCCCTGCGCGGGCAGATCACCACAGACTGATCGGATTACCTATGACCACCCTCTCCATCTCCCCGCCGTTCCCGACGTTCAGCGACCGTGACGGCAGTCCGCTGGAGAACGGCTACGTCTGGATCGGCACGGCAAACCTGAACCCGATCACGAACCAGATTGCGGTGTTCTGGGATGCGGCGCTCACGCAACCCGCCGCCCAGCCAGTTCGCACGATCAATGGTTACCCGGCCAACAGCGGCACGCCTGGGAGGCTGTACGTCAACAGCGACTTCTCGATCACGGTGCAGGACGCCAAGGGCTCGTTGGTCTACAGCGCGCCGGCCGCAACGGATCGGTTCAGCGAAGTCGTGATCAGCGGTGTGGACTCCTCGCAGGTCGCGTTCTTGCAGGCGGGCACCGGGGCTCAACCGCGCACCGCGCAGGACAAGTTGCGCGACTTCGTGCATGTCAAGGACTTCGGCGCAGTCGGAGACGGTGTGGCCGACGACACGCTCGCCCTCCAGCGGGCCACGACGGCAGCGAAGAACGTCTACTTCGGAGGCGCGAACAACAGCTACAAGATCAGCGGATCAATCGTCCTGCAAAACGATTCGCATCTGGTCTTCGGTGGCGCGACCGTCACGCAGACGGCCTACCAGACGCCCATGTGGGACGCTCGCAACACCATCCGCGTGTCGATCCACGGAGGAAGATTCATCGGCCTCGCCGAAAGCCCGTTCGTCAACACTCCGGTGTCGCTTGCCATCTGCGTGTGGGCCACTTCGGCGGCCAGGCTGTCGGTGCGCAACAACGTATTCACAGGGTTCTGTTACTCGGCGCTGATGGTCTCCAGCGGTGGCAACAGCATCGAGTTCGTTGAGAACTTTGTCAGTGGCCCAGGTGCGGCAGTGTTGGGCGTGCCGTCCGCAGGCAACCGCAACTGCACGGGCGTGACCATCGTCAGCAGCACGGGTGTTGTGGTCAGCAACAACATCATCCGAGACGCCGCGCAAGGGCTCATCATCGGCCAGCAATGCACCGATGTCGTGGTGAGCGGAAACACCATCCTCAACACGCTGGTCGAGCATGGGATGTACATCGACTCGGGTGTGCGCCGCATCGCCATCGCCAACAACACGGTGACCAACTGCTGCAGCAACGGCATCAAGGTGCAGTGGTACGACGACATCACCACGATTCCCAGCGACGTCACGATTACCGGCAACGTGGTGCAGAACGTCGGCACCGAGCCGACCACGAACGGCGACGGCATCGTCTGCCTGAACTCGGTGCAGAACACTGTCGCGACAATCACCGGCATCACCGCAGCCAATCCAGCCGTGTTCACCACGGCGGCGGCGCACGGTCTGACGGCTGGTGACATCATCACCATCAGCGGCGTTGTCGGGATGGTCAATGGTGCAAGCGCGGTCGGCAACGTCGTCAATGACACGTTCGTCGTCGCCACAACCCCGCTGTCCACTACGTTCACCGTCAACACCTACGCCGACACAGTGCTGAATACGACGGGCTGGAGCGCGTACAGCAGCGGCGGCGCGGTGACGAAGCCGGTCTACGGGGTGAACTTCACCATCGTCGGCAACACGGTGCGCACCGTGACGCAAGACGGCATCAGCGTGCGCTACGTCAAGAACGGCGTTGTGTCCGACAACGTTGTCGATACCGTGTCGCGCATTGGGTTCTCCGGGCTGTACCTGTACAACGTCAACATCGACAACAACAGCATCAGCAACGTGCAGGAGAACGGCATCTCGGCGTTCGCTCCGCTGAAGCCGACTTTCATCCGAAGCAACTCGCTCTTCAATTGCGGCGCGGCCGGAATCGACACCAGTGGTCGAAGCTCGGGCATGCTGATTGACGGCAACGGTGGTTCGTACATCTTGAACAACACCATTGTCGGTGAGTCCACACAGACGAAGATGTTCTACGGCATCCAGCTTGCCAGCGGGGACAAGCGGCAGTTCGTCATCGACCACAACGTGATCCAGCGTGCCGAGAGCGCGGGCATCGTGCTGTGGAACGACACGCCCAACGTCTACCCGCTCAAGTCCCTGCTGCGCAACATTTCCGAGGCCGCAGCTGGGCCGAATGCATACAGCGGGCTGGCCACCGCCGTGCCGGGGCGCGGTACGACATGGCGCGATTTCTTCGGCAGCGCCGTCCCTGCTGCTGGAACCTGGATTCAGGGCGACCGCGTATGGCTGCAGACACCTGCGGCCAACGGGAACCTCGGCTGGGTCTGCCTTGTGTCAGGCACGCCTGGAACCTGGGTGCCGTTTGGCGTGGTGCAGTTGTCAAATGCCTACACGGTGACCAACCCAAGCACAGACCGGGCGCTGAACGTGTCGGCCGACACAACGGCACAGGTCGCGGCAGTGCTCGGCACGCTGATCGCTGACCTGCAGACGGCCGGGGTGCTGAAGTAATGATCCCCCGCATCCCTGACATCCTCACCCGGCTGATGCCTGCCGACAAGTGGCTGCACCTGGCGCTCGGCGTCATTTGGGTGGCAGCCGCGATGGTCAGCTACTGGGTGCTGATGCTGTTCAACGTGGGCGCGTTCATCGCGTACCACTCGACCGTGTACGCGCTGCTGTACGAGGTCAATCAGGGCGTGCGCGGTGAGGGAGAGCCCTCTCTGTTGGACGCCGTTGCAACCGCTGCGCCCGGATGGCTGGCGTGGCTCGCCTTGGAGATGATGAAGTGAGCGACATCGACCCCGTGAAGTTCGGCCTGCTGATCGGACAGGTGCGCACGCTGGAAACCCAAGTCGAAGATCTGCAGAAGGACATGAAGGCGCTGCTCGAGTTGGCGAACAAGTCCAAGGGCGGCTTTTGGATGGGCATGACCATCGCCTCAATGGTAGGCGGCGCGGTGTCGTGGGTTGCGACGCATGTGGGGGGCAAATGAACTTCGACACCGCATTCAGCAAACTGCTCGGTCACGAGGGGGATTTTTCTGACCACCCGGACGATCCGGGCGGCAAGACCCGCTACGGCGTCACCGAGGCGGTGGCGCGCGAGGTGGGCTATCGGGGCGACATGCGCGAACTGCCGCTGGACCTCGCCAAGCGCATCTACCGGGCCAAGTACTGGGACGAGGTGCAAGCCGACATCCTGCCGGCCGGTATCCGTTACGCGATGTTCGACGCCGCGGTTAACTCCGGCCCCCGCCAGGCCGTGCGCTGGCTGCAGCGGGCTGTGGGCGTGGCGGATGATGGCATCCTCGGCCCGCGCACGATGGCTGCGGCCGGCGCCCTGTCGGCCGACTCGCTGCGCATGAGGCTGCTGGCCCAGCGCCTGCGGTTCATGTCCGGTCTGTCGAACTGGCCTGCGTTCAGCCGCGGCTGGGCGCGGCGCATCGCGGATCTGATGGAGACCTGAGCATGAACCCGTTGATCCTCGGCCCGCTTTTTGAGATGGGCAAGACCCTGCTTGACCGCTTCGTTCCTGACCCGGAGGCCAAGCGCCAGGCCGAGATGGAACTGGTGCGCATGGCGGCCGATGGCGAACTCAAGCAGGTCATTGCGCAGCTGGAGATCAACGCCCGCGAGGCCACGCACGCGAGCGTGTTCGTCGCCGGCTGGCGGCCGGCGTTCGGCTGGTGCGGGGCGCTCGGGTTCCTCTACGCCACCATCGGGCAGCCCGTGCTGGCCTGGGGCGCAGCGATCAAGGGCTGGCCCGCGCCCCCGGCCCTGAACCTCGACCTGCTATGGGTCGTGGTTACGGGCATGCTGGGGATCGGTGGGCTCAGGACGTTCGAGAAGACGAAGGGTGTGGCGAAGTAGGCCCTAGTGCCTCTCCTGCGGCAACCCCCGCAGCAACTCCCTGTAGGCCAGCAAGCAGGTCTGCGTGTCCTGCTCGGCCCAATCGACGCGGGCCTGTAGCCTGTCGATCTCGTCCTGCTGGTCGCGCATGCGGGCCTGGGCGTCGCGGGCGAACATGACGAGCGACTCCTTGCTCCATGAGTCGAAGTCAGCCATAGAGCGCTCCAACGGCCGCCAGCACCATCACGCCGACGACCGCCAGCAGCGCCATCGCGAGCAGCGTGTCCTCGACCACCACGCGCACCGGGTCGATGTCGGGCTCCTCGATGCCAAGGTCGGTGGCTGCCTCTGCCGCCTGGGGGTAGCGGCCTTGCTGGTCGCAGCCTTTGGGGATCATAGTTTGCTCCCTTGGTTCAGTTGGGGTTGCTGAGGTTTGCAAGGCCACACGCTGCGCAGTGACACCAGCACTATGGCTGCGGCCGATACGTGGCGTTTGTCGGGATTGTTCTGCAGCCACCTTCGCACGATGTCTGCCAACTGGCTCGCCTGGACGTTCTGCGGGATGCAGATTTCCGACTCAGCGAAGGAGTCTGCCACACCGAGCACGTATCCCAGTGCCACCATCTGCTTTACGGTGGACTCGTCCGACATGCGTTCCAGCAGCCTGTTGCCGTCAATGAACTGAGCGTGTGAGGCCGTCGATGCAGCTGCGAAGGCCAGCGCGGCGATGATGCGGATCATGTCGTAGCCTCCTGAAACAGTGTCGCCTCTGGTCCGCACGCCGAGCCCTCGGATCGTGCGTCAATGCAGTATGCATGCGGTTGCCGCCCCACGCTGACCGGCGTGATTTTGCAGCGCATCACGGGCATGGCGCGGGGGAAATTCTCCAGTTGATTGAGCACATGCGCACACCGGGCGCACTGCTCGCGCTGGGTCCACCACAGAGCCGTGGCGGGGTGGGGTTTCAGGAATCTGCCGTCGATCTGCACTGCATCCTCCTTGCAAACTCCGCCATCAGTTCCTGAGCAATAACTTGAACCGCGTACGCCTCCTGCTCGCTTCCCGGAAGCTTCTCACCGTACCAGTCGCAGTATTCCTGCCACACGTGCACCGCCTCGTGCACCAGCAGCCCAGCCACTTCAACGGGGTTTCCGCCCGCGTAGTCTTTCAAGCAGACCACGGAGCATAGGTTCCCGTCGTGGTTGCTGAGATGGTGCGTGGTGGCCGACGCCTGCGGTGTTGAAATCCAAGCCCCGTAATGCCTGCACTTCAAGTCCCGCATGGCGGCCTCGTACTCGTCTTCGGTCAGGCACAGCGTGAGGTACGGCCCAGGCGCAGCGATGCGCCGATCAAGCCATCGGTTTTTGTCAGAACGAAGGGTTTTCATCTTCGGGCTCCTGTTGTTGACCTCGGGCGCGGATGGCGGCGGCGCAGTCTTGTGCTGCTTGGATTGATCGCCAATCCTCGTGAGACAACACGTTGTCCGCTATCTCGCGTATCTCCTCTATGACCGATTCACACACCCGCGCACACGCCTCGCGCTCGGCTGCGGCGACGAGGGCGGCGAAGCGCATCAGTGCGCCGTTCTCCGGGATGCCGTTACGCGGTATGAAGAACCCCGCCTCACGCGCCATGCGGATGATGTCGTCTCTACTCAGCATGTAACCTCCATCTTCGGCCAGCCTTTGCACGGGCAAGTCATGTTCAGCGGCGCGTTGCCGCGTCCGCAGGCGGGGCAGAGCCAGCCGCTCTGAACGACGTACATCTGCTGCGGCGGGTGCAGCGTTGGGCACCATGACAGATGCGATCCAGCAGGCGATCCGCAGGCGATGCAGTGCCTCGGGGGCTGGGCTGTGGTTGTGGGGGTGTCGGTCATGTTCTGCCCTTCCCGTCCACAAACTTGTCGATGGCGGCGGCTTCGTGCTCGTCGCACAGCCTCATGCCCACCGAGAACCCCGAGACGATCTCGTTCCACACGTATCCCACCACGAGTGCTGGGTAGCCGAACAGCGCCATCACTAGCATGTGAACCACGTACTTCATGTCTTGCTCCTCCCAATCTCAGCCGCAGCCCTGACGATGGCGCGGCGGGTAACGGCGTAGGGGTCGGCGCCAAACTCTACCTTGGCGTCCACCACTTCTTCGCCTTGATTGCTGGCAGTGCACACCTTCTGCTGTAGCCATACATCCACCAACATTCCCAACTTCACCGCCAGCCGCAAAGCGTCGGCATCGTCGGTGAGGGGGTTCCACCAGCGGCTGGTCTTGTTGTCGTCGTTCCAGACGTACGGGCGACCGTAATCGTGGGTTGATTCGCTGAATCCGATCAGCAGCCCAGCCGATTTCGCAGCGGCCTCCAGCAGTTCGCGGTCGGTCATGTCTTGCTCCTCTCCGGCCACGATGCGGGCCGGTCTGTCCATCGGATGCGGTCTTGGCATGCGTCTTTTAAGTGCGCCATCGCTGCGGCTGTGTTGACCGCGTATTCTGGATACGCCACCTCGGACCACCATTCGCCGTTCCACCAGCGATGCGCGTCGGGGTTGCGACAGTTACTCGCAGGCCACCAGCCGATGCTGGGCGGCGGGCCTTTGTGCCATTTGGTCATGCTTCATCCTCCTCGTCATCATCCTGCTGGTCAGTTGAGAACGAATAGCTGACCCGCACGCCTACCGTGAACTCGTTGTTGCAGGAGGGGCAAGTCACTTCGTGTTCGCCCTCGTCATACAGGCACCACCATCCGTTTTCAGAGATGTCGCAGTCGTGTCCACAATGTGGGCATTTGGGGTGGTCACACCCAAAGAACTTCAGACGCTCCAATGCGCCAGCGCACGATTTCAGCGCCTTGAATTTGTCAGTCATGTCTGTTCTCCTTCTGCCCTTGCGATAGCGGCGCTCACCACTTGCTGCATGTGTGGAAAGCTCTGCGCCATGTCTTCCGGCGTGGCGATGCACGCGCACACCAGCCAACTATCCAGCTCTTTCAACGCCTCCAGCAGTTCCGGCGCGGCGGCGATCAGGCGGGCGTTGGCAAGGGACTCTTTATCATCCTCCCAGCTTACGAAGCCCACTTGAATGCCAAGCTGCTCGCAATGATGTGCCCGCAACGGGATAAACACTGCCTTACCTTTGTCGTCAGCTTTCCACGGCCCCGGTGTGTGACTCATTTCGGTTCTCCTTCTGCTTTGGCGATGGCGGCGCGGAGTGCGGCCTCCGATGTGCGACACATCTCAAGGCGTTGGTAAAAGTCGGCTTTGGAATGGTCGTCCTCTGCTTCGTACCAAGCGATCACCTGCTTGGCCGCCTCCAGCAACTCCACATTCTTCTCCCGCTCCTTGGCGTACAGCCGACACACGGCCTCCGTGTCCCCGCGCTCACGCTCGATGCGCTCGGCAGGCGTCTCACCCTCCTTCAAGTACGGTTCACAGGCGGCGACTAGGTCGTGCAACCGGCGCAGTTCGGCGGCGGCGTCGTTATGCATCACGTCGAGTTTCACTGTTCGCACGATTTCGGCATCCAGCGCATCAGCCAGCCGCAGGGCTTCGGGCTTATCCATTGTTTCGCTCCTTCAGCGCCTGCTCGATGGCGCGGGCAAAGTCCTCAACAGAGTGTTCTTCGCCGCTAACTTCATCCGCAAACTTGACGATCTCCTCCTCCGTCAGCGACTGCCACTCGCGGCGGGGTGGGTGGGTGTAGAGGGGCATCAGCGCCGCCATGTCTGCGCAGTCCAAGCTGGCCGCCTCTTGGCTGCCGTAAAATTTCCTGCCGTCGTACCACGCCACCGGCTCCTGCTCCTCCTGCGCGGCCTGGAACTGAGCGACCATCTGGTGATGGTGGTGAATCTCGCCGCACTTGTTGCACACAGTGTCACACGGGGCGAGGTAGTTGCATCCGCGCCTGGGTATGCCCTTGCACAACGGCTCCTGATCCTGATCCCCATCGTGTGCCGTGTCGCTGGGGCCGTAGTAGACCGCCAGATCGCCGGGCACGAGCTTGTGCGGCATTTCAGTCACGAACGTGCCGGTCGTCGTGCCAGACTTGGTGACAGAGACGATCTGCGCGGTCGGCATCGTCAGCGACTTATTGGTCGCCCTGATGCGCAGCTTGTACTGCTCCTGCTCCTGCTCCTGCTGCGCCAGCGCGGCCAGCCTGTCTACGATCCTCCGTGCAGTCCACCCTTCCCAATGCTGCTCGGGCGGCGGCGGGTCGAAGGACACCAGCACCTCGTAGACAGCCTGTACGCGCTGGTCTTCCCACCGGGCACTCGGCTCCTTTTGCTTTAGCGCATCGTCAAGCAGTGCTTGCTGCTCAGGAGTCAGAACCGCCCTTCGCGCATACGCTTTGTTGTGCCCAAGGTCACACTCAGGCCCCCACGGCTCGCCGCATTCGCTTGCGGCCCGCTCGCCACACTCACATTTCTGTTCTTGTTTCAGCCCGTTTTTAGCCCACTTCACGGCAGGGCACTCGTCTTGGGCCTTGGAAAGCGCAGCAAAATCTATCGAGGCGAGTTTCTTGGCAATCTCTTCGTCCGTCATATTGCGCTGCGGCGCGGCGATCCAGCCTCTTGCATAAGCATGATGTGCGGCTCGCCAACCTGCTGCATAAGCCAACTCTTCGGAATCGGTTGGCACCTTGGGCTCGGCCTGCTGCTCCAGCGCGGCTTGGAGAGAAGCGATGGCCTTCTCAATGGTCTGCGAGCCAAAAAAATCCCGCGCGTTCGCAAACCACAACGCCTCCAGCGCCTGCTCCAGCAGGGCTCGCGGTATGGTGATGGTGCTCATTCCCCAGCCTCCTTCAGATAACCCGTCAACCGCTTAATCTTCGCCTCGTAATACCTCACGAGGCCATCCGCATATTCCCTACTCGACTGCGCCGACAGCAGGCCGCGCTTGGCGTCCTCTAGCTCGCGGGCGGCCAGCACCAAGGCGGCGGGCGGCGTGAACCAGGCGCGGATGGTGTCGATGATTTTCATGCTCTGCTCTCCTGCTGCATGCGGCAACGTGCCGCGTATTCCCAGACGCTCGAGACCTGCACAATCTCGGGGATGTTGGACTCGACGCGGCAGGTGACCCACTTGGACCAGCGGTTGCAGCCCATAGGGCGAGCGTGGCCCGTGGCGCGCAGGTTCTGCAGGTACGTGCGAGCGGAGGCCATACGCACACCGAGTTCGTCGGCAACCTGTTGCGCGGTGCAGGGCTCCAGACGCCTAACGATCTGGAGCGTGTCCAGCATGCGCTGGGTCATGTGGTTGGCGATCATGCTGCGGCCCACCTGACGAGAACCCAGGCGAGACCTGTGGCGATGGCTGCGGCCAGGGCGATGTCGGCCAACGGGCGCGGGCGACGGGCGCGGCAGGCGCGGTTGTCGGCGATGTACGGATGGCGGTCACTCACGGGATACTCCTGCGTTCAGTTCGGCCGCAACGCGCTCGGCGGCTTCACGGGTCTTGCAATCAGCCTCGACCTGTATGCGCATGATGCTGCGCACGACGAGGTATCGATGGTCTCCGTTTTCGGGGTCGGGGCTGAACGCGACACGATACGGGCCGTCCTGCAGGCTGATCTGCGGCTGCGGCTCGTTCCATTCGTCAGATCGGATCATCGCTGGCATCCACGGTGGCGTTTTCGCGGATCTGCTGGGCGCGTTGCTTGGCGGCGTCGGTGATCTCGGCGCGGAGATCGGCGGGCAGCGTGCGGATGCGGGGCTTGAGGGCGTTGAGTTCGTCCACCGTTTGCGCGGCGTCGATGGCCGCGAGGAGGTCGGCGGGTTCGGACTCGGGGGCGGCAGGCACGATCTCGACCACCTGCTGGCGCGAGGGCGGGGCCATGTCCTGCGCCTCCTCCTCGGTGTACGCGCCGACGACCACGCCAGGGAACACCGTGCGGATGCCCTCGGACACCACGCGGGCACGCAGCATCTGGCGCGGGTACTGCCGCCACGTTGGGTTTTTCGTCAGCCCAGCGCGTTCGGCCATCGCGTAGGTCCATTCAATCTCGACGCTGCCGCCTTGCGGATGCGTGAACACACCCGAGACGGCCTGCTCGGTGTAGGTGCCCCAGCGCACCGACCCGCCTGCGGCCTGGAACCGGGCCAGCATGGCGTCGGCCTTGAGGGCTGGCCTGCCGTTGATGATGTGGAACTCCTGCACCGCCTTGGCCGGATGCATGCCCTCGGCCTGTGCAATGAGCATGAGTGCCATTGCCTGCTCGGGGGTTTTCATGCCAAAGAGGCCCGACTTGGCGACGGATGCGGCCATGCGTTCGATTTCAGAGACGGGTACGAGAGCGGTCATGTGTGACTCCTGTAGTGGTGGGTGACTAGAAAGAGGTCTTCGCCTGCAGCTTGCCGACGATGGCATCGACCTCGCCGAGGAACGTGATGATCTCGCGTTCCAGGCCCGCGATGTATTTGGGATTACGCTGAACACGCTGCACGTAGAGCTGCAGATCGTCAGGCATGCGCGGGTCGAACGACACGAAATCGCACCACTCGCGGCCCGTTAGCCACATCTGACCCTGCACCTGTGCTTGATGCTCCTCGGGCATCCCGGAGAGCCAGGTCTCGAGGTGGTTGGCAGAGTTGAAGGGGCACTTGATCTCGATGAGGCCATCGGACGCCGAGCCGGTCGCAGGGCTGCGTTCGGTGACAAGCCCGTCAGGGCTGCAGCCAACGGCAAGCGTCGGGTGCTGCACGAAGCCCACGGCCTCAACCGTGACGAGGTGCGCATCGACGTATGCCTGCAGCGCGACGGGCTCCTGATCGGTGCCCCACTGCATGGCGACGGTGCGGGCCACAGGGGCGGGCTGGCCGGTCAGGCGTTCGATGACTTGTTGCCACAGATATTTCTGACCGTCCGCGCTGCGCTTGCCTGCCTTCTTGCGGTCGATGACATGCTTAAACCCGCTCGCCGTGACCTTGCCCACGCGGGCCTGCAGCCACTCTTCGGTGCGTTGCTCAAGGTGCTCGGTGGTCATGCAAATCTCCTGCGAAATTCAGCGGCTTGTGCGTCCCACGCTGCGTCCCTCGCTGCGGCCCACGCTGCGTCCCACGCTGCGTCCCTCGCTGCGGCCCACGCTGCGTCCCTCGCTGCGGCCCACGCTGCGTCCCTCGCTGCGGCCCTCGCTGCGGCCCACGCTGCGGCCCACGCTGCGGCCCACGCTGCGTCCCTCGCTGCGGCCCCCGCTGCGGCCCTCGCTGCGGCCCACGCTGCGTCCCTCGCTGCGGCCCACGCTGCGGCCCACGCTGCGGCCCACGCTGCGTCCCTCGCTGCGGTCAGCTCTTTGTCTGTCGCCTCGCCGTTAGCGTGCCGCTCGGCCACATCCAGCGCGGCCAGCGAGCGCGGGTCCGTCATCAGGTGCTGCACCTGTCTGGCACACCACACCGCGTACAGCCGCGTTTCTCGGTCGATGCCGTCGCAGGAGCGCAGGCACCACAGCGCGTCGTCCAGACCGTTGCTGTCGAGGATCGTCGTCAGTGCCATCGGCTCGTCGTCTGCCTGCGTCTTGCCCAAGTGCCGCAGCAGCTTAGACCAACCGTGGGCGCACGGGCCGTGTGCTCGGATTTTGTTGAGGGTGGTGTAGGTGGTCATGCTTCCCCCTTGGCGAGAGCAACAAACGCGGGCATCTCGATGGCGAGGCCGACCATCAGGTCGCTGAACAGCGTCAGGCAAAACTTGTGGCCGCTGTCGTCCACGATGTCGATCGTGCGCACGAAGTACTCGCGGCCGCTGTACTGGTAACGCTCCTCGCGCACGGCGCCGGCCTTGATGGCCGAAACGTTGTGGATGCTGATGCTGGTGGTCATGCTGGGTTACTCCTCGTCGTAGGTGGGATTCGCAGCTTCGTATAGCTCGGCGCTGCGCTCGGTGATCTCGTCTGCGCGGGCTGCCTGGAAACGATCCCGCAGGAACATGCGCGCAAACGTCGCTTGCCGGTCGGTGCCGGTCATGATGCAGGCCAGCAGCACGGCAACGGGCGCGTCCTGCAGGTCGGCGTCGCGGATCAGATGCGTCTCGACGGGCTCGCCGCTGGCTTCGTCGTTGCAGACGTTGCCTAGCCAGTCCACGACAGCGGCGGCGGTGCTGGCGATCTGCTCGGCGGCGATTTCGTCGGCCTCCCACTGGGCGAGGCCGTCGTCTTCGATGCCGACATTGCGGGGGTCGTTGGGATCGCCGAGGTATGGGCCCCATGTGGGGCTGTCGCCGGGGCCGAGGGTGGTGTAGTGCATGTGGACTCCTGTGTGCGTTGCGGTGACGGCATCATAAACGATCAGTTTACCCGTCCGGGGCAGTATCCGACAGAATCGCAAGGTTTTACGCCACTCCGCGCGCCGACCCCTTCCCATCCGTATCCACGCCGTGTTACAGTCCCATCCCATGACCACGACCATATCACGCGGGGTGGCTCACAGCATGAGCCTCCACCCAGACTCGCAGATCATCGACAACCTCGGCGGCCCGACTGCTCTGGCGCGGCGGCTCGGCTACGGCTCGGGCGGCCCGCAGCGGGTGGCGAACTGGCGTAGGCGGGGCATCCCTCCGAGGGTGAAACTGGATCATGCGGGGGTGTTTCTGACGGTGGTATTCGCTGGAGCACAGCGATGACACCCGGCACCCGCGTGCGTCGTCTGCTAAACGAGGATGACGCCGAAATTGTGGAATTGCGCGGACAGGCCGTTGTGCTGCGCCGACTGCTGTCTGACGCGCTTGCCGTGCTGCGCACGATTGAGCCCGACGACAGCGACGAAAGCTATCGGCTAGAAAGTCTGTGCGCGGCCGTGGCGATGGCGCTGCAGCCAAAGCGAAATGGAACGCTGCTGTGATCGTGCTTAACCAACATGCTATGCATCTTGGACGCAAAACGATGAAGTGCGAACACTGCGGACGACCAGCGATGCGCGGGCTAATTGTGTGTCACAAATGCTGGTTGATGTTTGGAGCGAACGAATGACAAAAGTAACGCGAGAAATGATTGGGGCAGCGCACGATGTCATGTTGTCAAGAGGGGATGTTGTTTTGTCCGCCGAACTGCTTAAACGCATATATCTGGCGATGGAGCAGGCATCGCCGCCATTGAAAACACCGTTTGACACCTGCCCCACATGCGAAGCATTGGCTCGCGCGGTGATGATGGATCAGACGGGGGCGGCATGATGCCTAAGTTATGAAAGGAAAAACAGTGAAACCGATTCCGAAGACCTATCTTTATGGCCGAGACAGCATGACGTTTGCCGAGGCCAAGGCAAAGTTTCCACATCCGCTGCTAATGGAGCGGGCAACGATGCGCGACAGCCGCGAGGAGTGCCAGCGCGTGTTGTTGCGCAACATCGCCGAGATTCGACGCATTCTGCATGGGATGGAAGATCAGGCGCTGGATCGTTGTGTGGGAACGCCGGCCAGCAAGATGCTGTTGATTGGTGATGCTAACCTGTTGCACAACTGGCGCATTTCTCTCAACATAATTAGCGGTTCGTGTGGATGCCCTCATCTATGGCAGGAATGACACCAGGCACCCGCGTGCGCCTGCAGGACGGCCGCGAGGCGCTCGTCATCGGCTCAACTGACCTCTCACTGCATGTGTCGGTCATCGTGCCGAACTGGCCGTTTCCTGCGCCGCCTGAGTGGGTGGATCGGGTCAGCGTAAAGCGGATGCCGTCGAGGTATCTCCGCGAGACGCCGGAGGATGTGGGGGAGGCGAGGTGGTGAACCGCATCGAGTTCGGTGACTGCCGCGAGACGATGCGGCGATGGGCCACTCTCGGGTTTAAAACGCAGACCTGCGTGACCTCGCCGCCCTACTTCGGCCTGCGAGACTACGGACATCCAGGCCAGATCGGGCTGGAGCAAACGCCCGAGCAGTACATCGCCGCGATGGTCGAGGTGTTCCGCTGCGTGTGGAATGTGCTGGCCGACGATGGGACGTTGTGGGTAAACATTGGGGATAGCTACAACAACTTCCGCAGCCAGATGGGGCCGGGACAGGCAGTCCATGGGCGCAACAAGCTGAACGGCAAACCTGACGTTCTGAGCAAGAAACGCGGTATCGATGGCCTGAAAGAGAAAGACCTGATCGGCATCCCCTGGATGCTGGCCTTCGCCCTCCGCGCCGATGGATGGTATCTGCGCCAGGACATCATCTGGCACAAGCCGAACCCGATGCCCGAGTCGGTGCGCGACCGCTGCACGAAGGCGCACGAGTACATCTTCCTGCTGTCGAAGTCGGAGCGGTACTACTTCGACAGCCATGCGATTGCCGAGCCTGCTCAACACTTCGGCAAAGACAATCGCAGCGGCAAAGGGAACATCCGATACGAGGGCAAGCGAACCGAAGGCGATGCAAAAGCAAACGGGCAGCAGTCGTTCGTGACCATTAACGAAACTCGCAACAAGCGCAGCGTGTGGACGGTCACGACTAAGCCTTACAAGGGCGCACACTTCGCCACCTTCCCGCCCGACCTGATAGAGCCGTGCATCCTCGCCGGATCGCGGCAGGGTGATACCGTGCTTGACCCGTTCATGGGCAGCGGCACGACGGCCGCCATAGCCAAGCAACATGGGCGGCAGTACCTAGGCTGCGAACTGAACCCGGAATACGAACCTCTGCAGCGGGAACGCATCGGCCTGCCGCTACAGTCGGAACTCTTCGCATGACCCGCCGCCGCGAAACCCTCCGCGAAACCATCGCCCGCAACCAGCAGAGCATGGACCTCTACGCCGCCCTCAGCGACCGGCCACGAGTCGAGCTCACCGCACCGCCTCCTCCGAAGCCGCGTGCGAAACGCGCACCGAGCACAGACGGCATCGAAGCCGACGTCATGCGCGCAGTGTTCGACCTGCTGCGGGCGCATCGGCGCGTGGCGTGGTTCATGCGCCTGAACTCTGGTGCGATGCAGGACGGGGATCGGTACACGGTGTTCTACCGGCTGTACATGCGGGGCGAGCCTGGGCGCACCAAGGGCGCGAGCGATTACCTTGGGCAGCTCACGGACGGGCGGCTGTTCCTGCTGGAGTGCAAGCGGCCCGGTGTGCGTAAGGGCACAGTCGAGCAGGAGATGCTTATCGGCGCGTGTCAGGCCAACGGCGGCGTTGCGGGCATTGTGCAGTCGGTGGAGGATGCCATCGAGTTGCTGGGGGAGCCGTGAGCGACCACCAGCCCGCGCACTCGCCACGCGACACGTACCGGGCATCGGCGTGCGATGGCAAGGTCAGTTTTTCATCGTTCACTCAGGCCCAGCTAATCGCCGTGCGCGGCACCCGACGCGGCAAGTCGAGGCAGGTGTATCACTGCACGTTCTGCCATCAGTTTCACCTCGGGCGCAGGCCCGCACAACCGCGCCAGAAGCGCAGAGAGACGATAGATGACGACGTATGAGAACGCGAATCGCGGGATTCTGGCCCGCAACGACAAGCAGGGCAACGAATCAAGGCCCGATTACCGGGGCAGCATTAACGTGGCCGGGGTCGAATACTGGCTCTCGGCTTGGATCAGGGAAGGCCGCGAGGGCACGAAGCTCGAGGGGCAGAAGTACATGAGCCTGTCCGTCCAGCCCAAGGACGCCCAGCCGGCGTACGCGCCCGCGCCGACTCCCGTGGCATTGACAGCACCGGCCGCACCACGTCGCATGTCCCAGGCCGAGCAGGACGCTCGGGCCATCGCGGAGCGCAGGGCTCGGGAGGCTGCGCCGAGGCCGGTTAGCGGGACGGGGTTCGATGACATGCCGGACGATCTGGCGTTCTGAGTCTTGACGGAGGCCCGCGTAGGCGGGCTATACTTCCCACCCCCCGCTGGTTGTTTGGGCCGGCCAGCGGGCGCGCAGAAGCGCAACCGTAGTGCCCGAAGGAGTGAGCCATGCTCATCAGTGCCAATCGGTCGGAGACCGAAGGATGGCGGATCGACCGCCTTGAGAAAGCCTTTGATGCGTTCTGCCGCGTCTACGGCATCTCAGAAGAACAAGCCAAGCTGCTCATCGAGCGCATCCACGACCACAAGGGCAATCTGTCGGTGCATTGGGTCAGCGGCCCGACACCAGAACAATGCCGAGCATGGGGGATCGCCTGGGAAATCGTCGGCGAGCCGCATGACTGCATCGAACACAATCCCGCCGATTGACCATGGCCGGCCTCGACTTCGATGGCCTGGCCCGTCAACTGCTCGCATCGGCTGAATCACACCTCGCATCCTGGCTTCCTGCTGGCCGCAAACGCGGTAACGCATGGGTGGCTGGGGACTTGAGCGGGGCTGCTGGTCAGTCGCTCAAGATCAACCTGTCCAACGGCGCATGGTCGGACTTCGCCACAGGCGACCACGGCAGCGACCTTATCAGCCTGTATGCCGCTATCCACGGCCTGCCAATGGGCGACGCCTACAAGCAGCTGGGCGGAGAAGCCAAGCCCGCCCAGCGCGTCAACGGCACGCACCGGCCGCAGCCGCCAGCAGAACCTGTTCGGCGCGTCGTAACGCCCGTGCCGGAAGCCAGCGCAGACTGCGCCTGTGTGCATCCGCATCTGGGGCGTCCATCGCAGCGCTGGACGTACTTCGATGGCAACGGCGAGGTTCTGGGCTACGTCGCACGCTACGACCCTGCAGGCGAGCGCAAGCAGATCATCCCGTGGACATGGGACGGAGATGCCTGGGGCATGGGCCAGTGGCCCGCTCCGAGGCCGCTGTACGGGCTGCAGGAACTTGCAGCGCGTCCCAATGCCGCCGTGCTGGTGGTCGAGGGAGAGAAAGCCGCAGACGCCGCGCGCAGGTTCGCTACGCCTTACGTGGTCGTTACGTGGCCCGCAGGAGCGATGGCGGTTGATAAAGCCGATTGGACGCCGCTCAAGGGCCGCAAGGTGCTGCTGTGGCCGGACGCAGATGAGCCTGGCAAAAAGGCCATGCAACGTGTGGCACAGATCATCGCCGTATATGCGGCCGAGGTCAAGGTGATTGACATATCCGGCCAGCCTGACGGATGGGATGCAGCCGACGCTGGATTCAGTTCGTGGAATGCGTTTAAGGTATGGGCGCTCGAGCGGGCCAGCCTTTATGCTCCTCCGACCGAATCCATCGACCCCGACACCGGAGAAATCAACCCGTCCGTGCCCGAGTACCGCACCGCCGATGAGGTCGAACGCATGAACCTTCCGGCCAAGTTCCAAGGCCCGCCGATCGACGTTTTCGGGGACGCCCCCGTGCCTGAGATTGACCGCGCAATGCTTCCGGCCGCAATCGCGGACTACGCCTTCGACCAAGCCGAACTGATGGGTGTGGCTCCAGGCATGATCGCCATGCCGTGCATCGTGGCCTGCGCGTCGGTGATCCACGACGGCATTGAACTGCAGCCCAAGCGTCACGAGACGGGATGGCGCGAGTCTGCTCGCCTATGGTGCGCCGTGGTCGGATCGCCATCGGTGCGCAAGTCTCCTAGCCTGCGCCGTGCGATCTCGCGCCTCAAGAAGATCAACCGCGAACTCTGCGAGGCCAACGACCGCAAGCAGGCATCGTATGTGCACGAGGTCGAGGAATGGCAGGACGCCAAGCGCGCAGCCAAGCGGCACAACGAGACGCCTCCGCAGCCCCCAGAAGAGCCCGTCAAGGAGCGCCTGATTGTCGAAGACATCACCGTCGAGGCGATGAGCGAAATCCTCAAGCACAATGCTCGTGGCGTGCTGTGCGTGCAGGACGAGCTTACCGGATGGTTCGGTGCGATGGACGCGTACAACGCTGGCAAGGCGGCAGGCAAAGACCGGGCGCACTGGCTGGAGATGTACAACGGCGGGCATCACATGGTCGACCGCGTACTGCGCGGCAGCATCCATGTTCCGAACTGGTCGGCCTGCATGGTCGGCGGTATCCAGCCCGACATGATCCGTCGCATCGCCTCGCAGATGGGCGAAGACGGCCTCATGCAGCGGTTCATGGTCATCATGGGGCGCAACGCGGGCAACGAGCAGGACAGGCCAGAGGACGAGCGCGCCAAGCGGGCATACAACGGGCTTATCGACCATCTGTACGGCATCCAGCCAGGGAGCGATCCCGTGATGATGAGCGAGGAGGCCCACCTCGTGCGCGAACGGGTGTTCGACTACGCCAAGGAAATGACCGAGTACGACGCCATCCCGAATGGGCTGAAGTCGCATATTGGCAAATGGCCTGGACTATTCTCACGCATCGCCCTGACATACCATGTGATTGACTGCTCGGCGCGAGGAAAACACCCGAACGCGGAGAATATTTCAGGCAAGACAGCTGAGTGCGTAGAGCGCCTGATGCGGGAATATCTGCTGCCGCACTCGATGAGTTACTACACGGATATACTAGGGCAAGAATCCCATCTCGAGCATGTGCGCTGGATCGCTGGGCATATCCTGAGCAAGAAAGTCGAACGCCTTGAGAACCGTGACATCGTCCAGGCCTACAAGCAGTGGCGCGGCCTGCAGGAGTGGGTCAGAACGCGCGTGCTGGCGACCCTGCAAGAGCTTGGCTGGATCATGCCAGCGGCAGGCCAGCCGGTCGTCGGCAAGAAGCCTCCGACCGTTTGGGACGTCAACCCGACCGCGCATGAGCACTACGAGCAGCTTGCCGAACGCGAGCGTGAGAAGCGCCAACGGCTGACCGAGCGCATGCGGGAGCTTGGGCGTTGAAGATGTTGTACATGCCGCAGGCGCACCGCGTTACAGGACAACAAAGTCAACGTGTGCCGCAAAATGTGGCAAATGTTGTCGATGTTGTACGTACGCGTAAGATCAATATACATTTTTGGTTTTTCTCTCTCTTTTTCCTTCGTGCGAGTGTTTTTTATTTATTCGCGCGTACGTCCAACAAAGTCAACATTGCCCGACTCCCTGCGTTGGGCCATGATCTGAGTGTTTGAGGAGTCACTACGATGGCAAACCAACGAACGAAGCCCGGAAGCCCAGAGCGCGCCAAGCAGGCCGACGCCGTCCTGGCGAACATGGAAGCCGGCATGAGCTGCTGGAAGGCGTGCGAGAAGGCGGGCGTGAAGAACAGCACGTTCCTGCTGTGGGTGAGTCAGGATTCGGCGCTGGCTGAGAAGTACGCACACGCACGCGAGAATTTCATCGAGAAAATCGCGGCCGACCTGATGGATATATCCGACCAAGACCCTGAGATTGTCGATGGCAAAAAGGATTGGGCCGCGATTCAGAAACACAAACTGCAGGTAGATACTCGCAAGTGGCTGTTGTCGAAACTCGCGCCGAAGAAATATGGCGATACCCTGAAACTCGCAGGCCACGACGGCGGCGCGGTGAAACTCATTGCGCAGAATGACGACGAAAAAATCTGAGCGCGTCTGATGGCATTCCAGCTAACCGCCCGCCAGCAGGAGGCCCAGCGCATCCTGAGCGGCGACGCCACGCACCTGATGCTGTTCGGCGGCTCGCGCTCGGGCAAGACGTTCCTGCTGACCCGCAACGTGGTGATGCGTGCGCTCAAGGCACCGAACTCGAGGCACGCGATCTTCCGGTTCCGCTACAACCACCTGAAAGCCAGCGTCGTTCTGGACACGTTCCCCAAGGTGATGCGCGCAGCGTTCCCCGGTGTGGCGTGGGACATGCACCAGCAGGACGGATACGTCAGCCTTCCAGGCGGATCGCAGATTTGGTTCGCTGGCCTGGACGACAAAGACCGCACCGAGAAAATTCTCGGCCAGGAGTTCGCCACGCTGTACTTCAACGAGTGCAGCCAGATACCGCTCTCGAGCATCGACACGGCCCTGACGCGCCTTGCGCAGAAGGCCACGCAGGTCATCGAAGGCCGCGAGCCCGTCACACTCAGGCTGCGGGCCTACTACGACTGCAACCCGCCGAGCAAGACGCACTGGACGTACCGCAGGTTCGTCGAGAAGCGCGATCCCGATACCCGGCTCGGCCTGCCGCGGCCGGAGGATTATGCCTGCTTTGCCATCAACCCGACAGACAACTCCGCGAACCTATCTCCCGAGTACCTGCGGATGCTTGAGTCGCTTCCGGCCAGGATGCGGGCGCGATTCCTCGAGGGCCGGTTTGCCGATGCGAACCCGAATGCGCTGTTCCCGGAGGAACACATCGACCGATGGCGCGTGCTGGACGGAGCCGTGCCGCAGCTGGTGCGCGTGGTGGTCGCTGTGGACCCAAGCGGAGCTGACGACGAAGCAAGTGCGGACAACGACCCCATCGGCATCGTGGTGGTCGGCTTGGCCACGGACGGAGCGTGCTACCTGCTGGAAGACCTGACCGTCAAGGCCGGCCCTGCAACCTGGGGCCGAGTGGCGGCCGAGGCGTTCGACCGGCACAAGGCTGATTGCGTAGTGGCTGAGACGAACTACGGCGGGGCGATGGTGCGCCAGGTGATCGAGACTGCCCGCCCGCGCACGCCGTTTAGGCCGGTGAACGCCAGCCGGGGTAAGGTAGTGCGCGCCGAACCGTTCTCGTCGCTGTACGAGCAGGGCAAGGTACGCCATGTCGGGATGTTCCCGGAACTAGAGGACGAACTGAGCGGGTTCGCCACGACAGGATACACCGGCTCGCGGAGCCCGAACCGGGCCGACGCGCTGATCTGGGGCCTGGCGGCGCTGTTCCCGGCTGTTACCGGGGCGACGACGAAGAAACCTGACCTCGCGGGCCTCGTCCTGCCCACCGCTCACCGCTGGCGATAGACACCGAACGCCTCGCGTAGCATAATCCCGCCAGCCGCGCAATACCCGGAGACCCCGAGATGGCCAGAGAATCGAACGAGCAGAGGCTGTCACGCATCCATCAGGAGGCGATGGCAGAGTTCGACGCCATCCAGAGCGCGCTGCGCGACGAGCGGCTGCAGTGCCTGCAGGATCGCCGGTTCTACAGCATCGCCGGAGCCCAGTGGGAAGGGCCGTTGGGCGCGCAGTTCGAGAACAAGCCGAAGATGGAGGTCAACAAGATCGCGTTGGCTGTGCAGCGCATCTTCAGCGAGTACCGCGCCAACCGCGTCACGGTCGATTTCGTCAGCAAGGAAGGCAAGGAATACGACTCCCTCGCCGAAACCTGCGACGACCTGTACCGCGCCGACGAGCAGGACAGCGGGGCCGAGGAAGCCTACGACAACGCTTTCGAGGAGGCTGTCGGCGGCGGGTTCGGGGCGTTCCGACTGCGCACGGCCTACGAGAACGAGGAGGACGACGAGGACGAGCGCCAGCGCATCCGGATCGAGCCGATCTTCGACGCCGACTCGTCTGTGTTCTTCGACCTCCAGGCCAAGCGCCAGGACAAGGCCGACGCGAAGCGATGCTTCGTGCTGACCAGCATGACGCGCGAGGCGTACAAGGCCGAGTACGGTGACGATCCGGCAAGCTGGCCGAAAGAAATCCACCAGTACGAGTTTGATTGGCTCACGCCTGACGTTGTGTACGTCGCGGAGTATTTCCGAGTCGAGATGGTGTCCGAAACCGTGCGCATCTTCCGCAGCCTGGACGGCGAGGAGGAGCGTTACCGGGACAGCGAGCTGGACGATGAGATGCTGGCCGAGCTGGAGGCTGTAGGCAGCGTCGAGGTGCGACAGAAGCGCATCAGGCGCCAGCGGGTGCGCAAGTACGTACTCAGCGGCGCGAAGGTGCTTGAAGACTCCGGGTTCATCGCCGGTCGGCATATCCCCGTCGTTCCGGTGTACGGCCGCCGCTGGTTCGTGGACAACGTGGAGCGGTGCGCGGGGCATGTCAGGCTGGCCAAGGACGCCCAAAGGCTGGCGAACATGCAGCGGTCGAAGCTGGCCGAGATCGCCGCTCTGTCGAGCGTCGAGAAGCCCATCCTGACGCCCGAGCAGGTAGCCGGTCATCAGGTGATGTGGCAGGACGACAACCTGCGCAATTACCCGTACCTGCTGATCAACCCGATCACGGGGCCTGACGGCAGCGCACAGGCTGCAGGCCCGCTGGCCTACACGAAGTCGCCCCAGATTCCCCCTGCGATGGCTGCACTCCTGCAGATCACCGAGCAGGACATCAAGGACGTTCTCGGGAATCAGGAGCAAGGCGACAAGGTGGTCGCCAACGTCAGCGGAAAGGCCGTCGAGATGGTCCAGCAGCGGCTGGACATGCAGACGTTCATCTACATGTCGAACTACGCCAAGGCCGTGCGCCGCGCTGGCGAGGTATGGCTCGGCATGGCCCGCGAGGTGTACGCAGAGCCTGGCCGGAAGATGAAGGGCATCGGCGCGCAGGGCCAGATGTCGAGCATCGAACTGATGCGCCCGATGGTGAACGACGAGGGCGAACTCGAGCACGAGAACGACCTGACCGAAGCCGAGTTCGATGTTGCCGTCGAGGTCGGGCCGTCATCGAGCAGCAAGCGCGCTGCTACGGTGCGCGCGCTCACGCAGATGATGGCTGTAACGCAAGATCCCGAGGCCCAGCGCGTGTTGCAAGCTGCTGCGCTCATGAACATGGAAGGAGAAGGCCTGAGCGAGATCAGCGAGTTCTTCCGCAATCAGCTGGTGCAGATGGGCGTGGTGAAGCCGACCGAGGAGGAGGCCGCAGCGATGGCCCGGGCCGGCGCGCAGCCCGACCCGAATGCGGTGTTCCTCCAGGCTGCGGCCGAGGAGGCGCTCGCCAAGGCCGCGCAGGCCCGTGCCGGCGTGGTGAAGACCGTCGCAGACAGCGAACTGGCACGAGCGAAGACGCTCGAGACGGTCTCCAAGATCGACATGGACCAGACGCGGATGGCGATGGACGCGGTCGAGATGATCGGCCTGCCTGAGCAGACGCCGCCGCGACCTGAACTCTGACACGGCACCACGCCGAACGGCATCCTCGCAGCCGGTAATGCGCGAGCATAGGGAAGACGGATGGGAATCAGGATCGAAGTAACGCAGCCCGATGGCGGCACGGAAGTGCATGAGGGCGACGAGGACACCACGCCCGAGGCAGACGAGGGCGAACAGGATGCGGCGGCTCAGGGCGCACCAGACACGCCTGATCCGTCTCCCCAGGCTGATGCCCCTGCAGCCGCCGCACCTGACACGGAGCCCGACGAGGTTGTGATCAGTATCGGGGACGAGACGCCCCCGGCTGACGATGGCGAACGCGCCCCGGAGTGGGTGCGCGAACTGCGCAAGCAGCACCGCGAACTGCAGAAGCGGGTGCGCGAGTACGAGGCCCGCGAGCAGGCCGCGCCGGCAGGCCCGAAGCCGGTCGGCCCGAAGCCCAAGCTCGAGGACCACGACTACGACACCGACCGGTACGAGACGGCGCTCGAAGCCTGGTACGCCCAGAAGGCCGCAGCCGACAAGGCCGAGCGCGAGGCACAGCGCCAGGCTGAGGAGGCGCAGAAGGCGTGGCAGGCCAAGCTCGACGGCTACGGCAAGGCTAAGGCCGACCTCAAGGTGCGCGACTACGACGAGGCCGAGCACACGGTCATGGAGACGCTGAACGTCACGCAGCAGGGAGTCGTGCTGCAGGGCGCGGAAAATCCCGCGCTCGTGGTTTACGCGCTGGGCAAGAACCCCAGGCGCGCCAAGGAACTCGCCGCGATCACCGACCCCGTGCGGTTTGCGTTTGCAGTAGCCAAGCTGGAGGCACAGTTGAAAGTCACTCCCCGAACCAAGCCCCCCGCGCCTGAGCGCAGCCTGCCTGTCGGCACCGCGCCTGTAAGCGGCGGGTCAGACTCGACCTTGGAGCGGTTGCGCGAGGAGGCGGCGCGCACGGGCGACATGACGAAGGTCGTGGCGTACAAGCGGCAGTTGGCGGCGAAGGCGGGCGCGAGGGCTTGACGCTGCGACCGATTACGCATAGGGCTTGACGCCCCGGCCGAGTGTGGTACATTCGGCCCAATCGCACCGGGTTTCGCCAGCCCTGAATCGGCAGTAGCGACCAGATCACGAGTGGCCGCCCGACTCCGACGGGGTGAGTAAGCAGGCGCGGCAGTAGCCGCAATCGTTCACTCATTCCGATCAGGAGCCCACACCGTGGCCAACAATTTCTCCAAGGAAGAGCGCATCGCTTTCGAGAATCTCCTCGAAGGCTTTCAGGACGCGCTCGTGCTCTCCCGCAACGTCGCCGTGTACAACACGGATCAGACGATGATGGAGCGGACCAACAACGTCATCTGGCGTCCGCAGCCGTACATCTCGGTGTCCTACAGCGGCACCGACATGACGACCAACTTCGACGACTACACCCAGCTGACCGTGCCGGCCACCATCGGCTTCAGCCGCTCGGTGCCGTGGTCGATGACCGCGACCGAACTGCGCGACGCGCTGCAGGAGGGCCGCCTGGGCGACGCCGCCAAGCAGAAGCTGGCCTCCGACATCAACGTCGCCGTCATGAACGTGGCCTCGCTGCAGGGCACCGTGTTCGTGAAGCGCCTCGGCGCTGCGTCGGGCTTTGACGATGTGGCCGAGATCGAAGCGGCGTTCAACGAGCGTGGCGTGCCCGACATGGACCGCAACCTCGCCCTGAGCACCCGCGACTACAACGGCATGGCGAGCGACCTGAGCAAGGCTTCGCGCAGCTTCGGCAACGAGATCAGCGACAACGCCCTGCGCCGCGCGTTCGTCGGCCGTCTGGCTTCGTTCGACACCTACAAGCTCGACTACGCGGTGCGCAAGGCCGCTGCTGCCGGTGGCGCTGGCATTCAGGTGTCCACGCTCCCGGCCGCCGGCAACTACTGGGTGCCGAAGGCGACCTCGGTGGCCGCCACGGGCGAAGTGTCCAACGTGGACAACCGCTACCAGACGATCACGGTCAACTCGACCGCGAACGTCCAGCCCGGCGACGCGTTCACCATCGGCAACGTGTTCCAGGTCCACCTGATCACGAAGCAGAGCACCGGCATCCTGAAGACCTTCCGCGTCATCTCGGTTCCGAGCGCGACGACGATGGTCATCAGCCCGCCGATCATCTCCAACCAGGGCGGCAGCGACGCCGAAGCTCAGTACCAGAACTGCGTGGTGACCACGGCCTCGGCCACGGCCCCCGTGGTGTTCCTGAACACGGCCGCTGGCGCGCTGAACCCGTTCTGGCAGAAGGACGCCATCGAAATCCTGCCGGGCCGCTATGCGGTGCCGAGCGACGCTGGCGCTGCGGTGATGCGTGCTTCGACCGACCAGGGCATCGAACTGGTGATGACGAAGCAGTACGACATCAAGACCATGAAGACGCTTTATCGCCTGGACACGCTCTACGGGGTGGTGAACAAGCAGCCCGAGATGACGGGCGTCATCATGTTCTCGCAGCCCTGATGAATCGCGGGCCGGGTAACACCGGCCCGCATCGCACTTATCACCGAAAGGATTCCGACCATGTCGTCCCTTCTCCTCCCGTTTGGCACCGCTCAGGTGTCCGTCCCGGCCGGCGAGTCCATCGCCGTCTTCTCGCAGGGCTCGTGCACCGTCTCGCGCCTGCTGGGCTTCCCCAACTACCCGACGCAGTCCGGCCCGCTGGGCGTGGTCAACAACGGGCAGACGGTCTTCGGCCCTTACGCCTCGGGCGCAGAGATCGTCATCGAAGCCTCTGGTGGCGTGCAGGTGCTGTACGAAGTGGGCGCGGCCCCCGTCGTGCAGCAGCAGCGCCTGCTGGCCCCGGTTCAGGTCGCCCCCGGCGTGCTGAACGCCACGGGCACGCTGACCGCTGCGCTGTGCCTGAGCGGCATCGTTACCTCGACCACGGGTGCCCTGACCACCGCCACGCTCGACACGGGCTCGGTGATGGAACTGGCCTCGCAGTTCGCGGTGAACGATTCGTTCGACTGGGCCGTGATCAACACGGGCGGCAACAACTTCGTGGTGACCTCGCCTGGTGCCAGCCACACTGTCGTGGGTTCTGGCACGGTGGCCGGTGGCGCCTCGGGGCAGTTCCGCACCCGCAAGACTGCGGTCGATATTTTCGTGACCTATCGCCTGGGCTGATAGGCTCGACCTGAAACGTGGGCGGTATGGGTTGGGGGCTCCCGGCCGCCGTCCGCGTTTTCACATCTGGAGTCTGAGATGCCGCTGAAGAAGGGTTACTCGCAGAAGTCGATCAGTGCCAACGTCTCGAAGGAGATGAAGGCCGGCAAGCCGCAGAAGCAGGCCGTTGCCATCGCGCTGAACACGGCGCGCACGGCGGCCATGAAGGCAGGCAAGCCGAGCAAGGGCCCCGGGCCTGCTCCGAAGGGCAAGAAGTGATGAAGACGCCTCCCGGCCTGTACGCAAACATTAACGCCAAGCGCGAGCGCATCGCCGCTGGCAGCGGCGAGAAGATGCGCAAGCCTGGTTCGAAGGGCGCACCGACTGCGGCTGCGTTCCGTGAGTCAGCCAAGACAGCCAAGAAGGGCAAGAAGTGAGTCAGATCGCCGTCTACCGCAGCCCAGGCCCGCACTTCGGGCCCCCCGGCAAGTCATACGACTGCAAAGGCGTGGAGCCCGAAGAACTGGCCGCCGCGCTCGCCGATGGCTGGCACGAGTCGTTCCTCGCCGCGCTGGGCTTGGAGCCCGAGGGTGCGCCGGCCGCCGAAGTGCATCCCGAGGCCGCCGCCGACGCGCCCCCGACTCGCGACGAGATGCTGCAGCAGGCTGGCCTGCTTGGCCTTAAGGTGGACAAGCGCTGGAACGACGAAACGCTGCTGGCAAAGATCAACGCGGCAATGGCCGCCCCCGCACCGGCCGCCGAAGAGCCGGTGTAACTGAGGACACATCATGGCCGACATCATCAAGAGCCGCGATCAGGTCAACCGTCGCAACATCGATCTCAACAACGGCACCTACGCCGAGGTCGTTGCCAGCGCCGGCAACGTGACCACGAAGGCCCGAGACGCATTCGAGACGTATGACCCGACCAACGGGCGCTACACGCAGATTCTCGGCCAAGGCGACCTGGCATACGCCGACGGCAACGCAGCCGCGGCGAGCTATCTGGTGCTGTCGAAGTCTTCGCTGTTCGCGGGCACCGAGACGATCATCGAGGGCCAGCTCGAACTGACGATGCCCGTCGAGATTGCGATCGGCATGTCGATGTCGCAGCGCACGCTGGGGCAGGACTTCTCGCTGGAACTGGTGAGCACGGACCCGTCCACCATCAGCAGCTCCAACATTCCGATCCTGAACGTCACGCAGGCCACGACGACGCTAACGGTCAACACGACCGTGCCGCACGGCCTGAGCGTGGGCAAGTGCATCGGCATCGCTGGCGTGAGCGATTCGCGGTTCAACTACAACTCGCTCGTGGTGGCCTCGGTGCCTACCCCGACGCAGTTCACCGTCACCGCAGGACCTGGCGGCACCATTCCGTCTGTCTCTGCCGGCCCGTTCACTGGTGGCTATGTCTTCCATCGCCCCCGCCTGGGCGGAGCGAATGATGGCGTCTCCATGATCATGGAAAACGCCACGGCCACCAACGCGAGTTTCTACACGCGCAGCGAAGCGGGCGACGCCTACCCGACTGGAACTGTGGCGGGCAACCACAGCTTGACCATCGGCACGACCGCCTCGGTGCAGGTCGTCAACTCGGCATACCAGTACGCATTCGCGCCGACGACCGAGTACAAGCTCATCATCCAGAGCGACCGCATCCAAGTACAGGATCAGGCCATCGATGTCCTCACGGGCTCGACCAGCCGTCTGATCCGTACCAGCGTGGTGCCGAATCCGACGAAGCAATACCGGCTGCGGATGCGGGCTCGCAACGCCGACTCCATGCCGGTCCCGGTTGGCCAGATGGTGACGGCTGTCAAGACCGGCACCACGACGGCGACCATCACGTTCGACCGGCCGCACGGCCTGACCACGGCCGACGTGATCGTTGCCTACGGTACGCGGGACCAGACGAACTTTGCCAACCTCGCCACGGCCACCGCTGTAGCGTCTGTGGTCAACGCGACGCAGATCACGGTGGTGTGGGGCACGGCTGTCATGGCCACGACCTACGGCGGCTATGTCGCCCGGGTGCAGGGCGGCAACCTGATGTCTGCGCTCGGCGCGGTCGGTCAGACCGTGCAGTCTGCCGCGCTGTCCACGCTGGCTAACGGTACCCGTCAGCTGCTCCTGGTGGGGTCGGCGACCTGGGCCGCGCCGGCCGCGACCATCGGCGATACGCTCGACCTGATCGGCTGCCGCGACATCGCAACGGGGGCGTCCCTCGGCATCGACGGCGCGTGGAAAATCGCCAACGTCTCCACCACGAACCTGACGCTCGTGCTGCCATATGCGGGCAGCATGGAACTGCCAGCCGACTTCACGACCGTGAACTGCGGTGGCGGCCTGGTGCGCCGCACCGAGATGCGCGTCAGCTACATCCGCGCGTTTGACTTTGCACGCGAGCGGGTGGAGTGGGCGCAGCGGCCGATCACCGACGTCTCGGCGTCTGCCCCGGTGTACATCACTGGCGGCACGATCACCAGCGCGACGGCCAACGTGCAGGGCGCACAGGCCAACAACGCCACGACTGTCCCTCAGCCGGTGCTGACGTCTATCGTCGGCGTCAGCGCGAACCCCGCAGCGGGCACGACGGCACGCCAGCAGCAGGCCATCGGCACGCTGATCGGCGTCCCGGTGACGAAGCCCTACGCGATCCCTGAGGCCGGGTTCAACGCCTCGCTGGCCCTGACCGCCACGACTGCGGTTGCGATCCAGGCTGCGGCTGGCGCTGGCCTCAAGCGGCACCTGACGGCTGTGCAGGCGATCAACACCGGAACGGCGGTGGACCTGATCATTCTGGATGGCGCAACGGAACGCTGGCGTCTGACGCTGCCGCAGAACGTGCCCGTGGCGTTCGCGTTCCCGACCGAAATCGTCACCACGGCCAATACGGCGCTGAACGCGAACCTGAGCGCAGCAGGCACCGTGCGGGCCAACTTCCAGGGCTACACCGCTCCGTAAGGACACACCATGAGCCTCGATGAACTGATCGCCCTCCTGCAGAACCGACTCGCCTTCAACGCCTCGCAGCGAGTCGCTGCGGTGCAGCGGGGCGACGTCGCTCTAGTTGCGTCCCTGGACGCCGACACGGCCACCACCCAGGCCACGCTGGACGCGCTGCAGGCGGCGTAACCGCATGAGCTACACCAAGCGTCAGTTTGTGGAGGAGGCCTTTGCCGAACTCGGCATGGCGAACTACACCTTCGACCTCCAGCCGCAGCAGCTTGACACCGCGCTGCGCCGGCTGGATGCGATGATGGCGACTTGGAACGCCAAGGGCATTCGTTTGGGCTACCCTATTCCAAGCAGCCCGGAAGACAGCGACCTCGACACCGAGACGCAGGTGCCCGACAGCGCCAACGAGGCCATCGTGGCGAACCTGGCGATTCGCCTTGCGCCGCAGTACGGCAAGCAGGTACAGATCGACACGCGCACGACGGCCAAGAGCGGCTACGACACTTTGCTGGCTCGAGCCACGTTCCCCGCCGAGCAGCAGTTCCCCCGCACGCTGCCGCTGGGCGCAGGGCAGAAGCCGTGGCGCTACGACACGCCGTTCATGCCGGGGCCGGTCGATCAGGTGCTGGCTGGGCCTGATGGCCCCATCGAGCTTTACTGAGGCGCACACCGCACCGAAACACACAAGGCGCACACCATGCCGCTGATCAATCAACTCCCAATCGTCTCGCAGCTATCCAGCGGCGACCAGATCGCGGTCTACAACACCGCCAACGGTGACGCACGGCGCTCCAGTCTGAACACACTGCTGCAATACTTCCAGCAGACGTTCGCCGCGCCGACGATGGCAACGAGCCTGTACGTCCCCACGACGGGCTTCTCGATCTCTCTGCCCACGCCCACCACGCAGGCGCTGTGGGTGCTGCTGCAGCCCGCTGGCACGCTCGCCACTGGCACGATCACGCTGCCGCTCAACACGGGAGTGGCTGACGGCACCGAGATCCTGCTCACGAGCACTCAGACCATCACCGCGCTGACCGTGGCCCTGAGCGGCGCTACGGAGGTGTACGGCTCGCCCACAACGCTCGCGGCTGGCGGGTTCGCTCGGCTGCGCTGGTACGCCGCGACGAACTCGTGGTATCGCATTTCCTGACGAGGTAACACCATGTCCGTCCAAGCAGCATTCAACCCGACCTATGGCTCGGGCGTTACCGTGGCACCTGGTGTGGCGTCGGCCTCCAGTACGGTCGGCTTTGGCGCGAAGGCGCTGGTCATCACGAACCTGAGCACAACTGTGCTGTCATACGTCCGCGTGGGAGAGGGCGCTCAGACCGCCACGACTGCTGACTATCCCGTGCTGCCGAACACGCAGATCGTGCTGTCCAAGGCGCAGGACCAGAACACGGTGGCTTACATCGCCCCGGCTGGCGGCGGCTCAATCCACATAATGCAGGGCGAGGGGTACTGAGCGTGTACCCGCTGACCCGCCACCGAAGCAGGAGCCGGTTTTTCCCGACCGGCTCTGCTCCGCTTTCCTCCGTTGAGTACCTTGTCGTTGCTGGCGGTGGTGGCGGTGGCGGTGGCGACAACACGAACGGCGGTGGTGGCGCTGGTGGCGCTGGTGGTTTTCGCACTGGGTCGCTGGCAGTTTCTGTTGGCAGTTCCTACACGGTCACGGTTGGAGCAGGTGGCGCTGGAGGCGCGGCCGGGGCAAACGCTGGCAATCCGGGTAGCGATTCTGTTTTTTCGTCTATCACCAGCACCGGCGGCGGCCGAGGCGGCACTTATTCCGGCACCGTCACTGGTGGTAACGGAGGCTCTGGTGGAGGCGGCGGCGGTCGTGCTGCAAACGCTGGCGGCACAGGAACGGCGGGCCAGGGCAACAACGGCGGCATCGGCGGCGCAAACACGAACGGCGCAGGCGGTGGCGGCGGTGGCGCAAGTGCAGTCGGCGGCAATCCGACCGGCGCAAACTTGGACACGGGCGGCAACGGCGGCAACGGCACTGCGTCGAGCATCACGGGCTCGTCCGTAACCTACGCGGGCGGCGGTGGTGGCGGCCGAGGTTCCGCTACGGGCGCTGGTGGCACTGGTGGCACTGGCGGTGGTGGCGCATCAACGGCAGGCGTCGGGCAGAACGGCACCCCGAATACCGGTGGTGGCGGCGGCGGTGGCGGCATGGTCACGACGACAAGCGGACCCGGCGGGAACGGCGGGTCTGGTGTGGTCGTTATTGCCTACCCGTCCACGTTCCCTGCCATCACTACCATCGGCGGCGGCTTGACCTACTCCGTGTCTAC